AACGGTAACGTAAACGTACTCTTCTTCCCAGCAGTGTTTGAGAATGCCAAGTCCGAACTTAGCAATATCCACCGCGTGTTGGCCAAGGATTTTGTTGAAGGGGTTTGTGCGAACGTCGGCATCAAGGACCTTTTCGGCGAGGTCTTTGTAGTCTTGGTCTTCAACACCAGTGGCGTCAAGCTCATACACCTTTGGCCGCTGCATGATCACAGCCATCATGAAGGACTTGAACGTCTGAATTTTCGCATAAGTCATGGGGATGACTTGCTTTTTCGGACGTCCTTCTTGAGCTGCTTTCTCGTCGGATTTGTCTTCCTGACGATACGAACGGTAGATGTTGTGACGCTCTTCCCACAGGTCGTAAAATGTCGACATGTAGGAACGCGAGGATTTCACGTGTCCCATGCAATGCGAAAGCATTTTTTGATGGAACAGTGTCGGCTCCTCGCGTTCGAGTTCTTTTCTGATACGTTCGTTCACGATATGAAATTTGGTTTTGCGTTTTGCACTAAGCTTGGAATAAGTATTTTTGCGTCCTCTAAGTAAGCTTTTTTTTCTTGTAACTGACCATCATTGGAAAGTTTAAGCAATTTTATAACACGTTGCACGTCAGGAGAATAATCAGATTTTTGGTCAAACGAATTTTTTGATCCAGTATAATTCTCAATAAATTTTTGTAATGAATTTGCATCTAATCTTGAACCAGTGTTTTGGTAATGCTCTCTTTGTAATAACGTTAATGCATTACTAAACTCGGCAGGCTTTTTAATGTGCAAAAGTGACTCTTCGTAAAACTTTTTTGCTGCTTTATCGCCTTCGAAGTAAGCCCATTTACTCCCATGGTTTTCATCTTTGTTGTAGTCCAGTGGAGTATTATTGTGCGAAACTTCATGCGAAAGAAGCGAACCCAATCCGCTTAAAGGTTGCCTTGATTGAGCTTGAGCTAATTCTGAAATGCCGTAATCAGCGCTTTTTCCAGACTGAATCAACTTTCGTTGCTCCGAAAGCACATTGTCCGGTTCAATGTAAACTTTAGTGTCACTTCCATCCAAATTTGACACATTACTTGCGGCTCTATAACCATTTGAATCTCCTTCACGGAAAATTGGAACTTTTAATGCATTGTTTTTTGTTGGATCTTCATTTAATTTAAAGTTATTTAATTTCTTGAAGTAACCTGTTTGTTTTCCTACATCGTAATAAGCTTGTGCTTTAGCGACTTCAGCTTGTGTTTTATCTCCGTAAGTAAATGGAAGCAAATCGTTTATGCTAACTTTAGCTTTGCCTGAAGGATGATTCATAATACTCGACACAAAATCGAGCCAAGGCGACGACTGAAGTCCGTTTGTGCTATCGTTCGCGGGCATTTATTTAGATGAATATGTAAATTGCTCTTGCCGCGGCACCAAAAACCGTCCACTTGACTGTACCATACTCGGCAGATACTTCAATTCGTCGCTGTTGTCAGGTTTGACATAATCCAAACCTTCCAACACCAAACGGTAAAGATTCTCCATCATGTGATCGTCCTTGTCAATCGGATGATTCGGACGATTTGGGTTCCAAGTGTAGTGGTCAAACTCCCAGCGCGTCTCCGTCAAATGCTCAGCAAAAAGTAACTTTTTACTTACCTTCCCCAACGGACTTGTTACCGTCGAGTTCAACGCAGCTTGTGTAGTAATGATCCCGCGACTTAAGTCCTTGCTGGCTTTCTCCACGAATACCCCATTTTCGATCAAAATGTCAGCCATAACACTCTGGTCAATGTTCGATGGGACATAGGCCGCGGGATCACATAAGAAAATTTGCACGTGCCTTGGACCAACAATAGTATTGATCGCCTCGCACAACTCCTGAGCACTGGGAAACTTACGGAAAATCTCAGCGAAGAAGTAAACTAGACCCTCCGGACTCGTAGCGGCAAACAACACTGCGTGTGGAGTCTGTGGATGGGGGTCAATCGCAAGCCGAATCGTATAGTTTTCCGGTGGCGTCATTGCATCCTGCCATCCATAAGGAGTTCCACGATATAACGAATCCGAAGGGTGAAATTCTTTGTAAACTAAACCAGAAAGCGCCAATGGGATGCCCTTAATCCGGCAGTCTTTTTCAGCCTGCGTGAGATCCGCTTCAAACATCGCCAGTGCTGCGGGAGTGTTATATACGTTATCATAAGACGTTCCGACGATCATCATGTGTTCAGCGTCCTTTTCAATCGTTTCACCAGTCGTAATCCGGAACGAATCGCGCGGGACGAACATGTCGTTAATCCACGGTTGATTGATCGGCGTGCAAGTGAACCAGGCACTGCCATGACGGTCGATAAGTCCCCGCGAGTTAGCAACCCACATCTCTTTCGGACAAGGCTCGTCGACGTGAATCCAATCCCAGTCGGACGATTCTTGCCCCATCGCGTTGGACATGAACGACTTAACCGTGTCAAGCATGATGGTCGATTCCCCACCCCAAATCGACTTCACAACGATTTCGGATATCACGCCGGCGTTGTTCTTATTTGCCCGAATGATCGTATCCGGCGCAAGGAACTTAAACAGCTTCCCTTGACCTTGGCCTTTTACGGGGTTAGTGAAGATTTCGTGTGCCTTATCCCAGATTTTGGCCAATTGTTTCTCTGAAACTTTACGTGGTTTAGTTGTAATTGTCTCAACAACACCATCAGCCGTTTCAGTAACAGTTTTAGTTACAGCTGTACTTGTAGTAGTGTTGTACAATACGAAGTCAGAAGCAACCAATCCTTTAACTTTAATTGGGTTTTTAGCTGTACCATAATCTAAAGATAAAGTAGCAACAACACCAGTAGTAGTAGGAGTTCCGAAAGAAATGTTTACATCTAATAAACCTTCAAGGTTGTTAAAGTCATACAAGTCAGTTGTATCGTTTGGAGTTAATAACCAAAGAGTAGACTCATCAAACAATCTGTAGAAGTCAAATCCTACCATGATTTTTTGAGTAGCTGAATCTGTAGCAAACATTAATTTCGCTTCAAAAGACTCATTATCTACTGGAATTGGGTATAATTTATCACCAACTTTAGAACCAACTAAGTTTCCGTTAACGTCAACGATATAAACACCAAAATCAACACAACGATTGTCTTGAATTTTACCTAATAATTGTGGTGTTTCATTCCATAATTGACCTGCAAAAGAACGTTTACCTTGTTTGATAAATACTTTACGTCCAGATGGAGCTTCCTCAAATGTAGAATCAGCTTTAGCTAACTCAACGTTTTCAAATTGTGGAAGTGGAAACCATCTTTTAGAAGCATCATCTTGATTAGCCAAAGCTGTAAAAGTAGCTTCAGTAAAAGTAGCTGTTAAATCTAAAGAGTTTTTAGTACCAGTTGAATCTTTCAATGGAACTAAGATAAGTTTTGAAGTAACGGATTGAATCGTTACACAGTTTGGTTTACCAGTATTTGATAATCCAGAATCACATTTACATCCTAATGACATATTTTTATTGTTTTAAAGGTTAGAAAAAAGAAGGGGAGTTACCCTCCCCATTCAAATTAAGGTTTTAATAATGCAGTTTTTGCAGTAGAGAAAGTTCCTTTAACAAAAGCATTGTAGTGATTAGATTTCACATAATGAACCGCACGTGCTTCACACAAGATTGTCATTAAGTTTTTAGTGAAGTCATCATTTACATAACCAACTTGGATATTTAAATCCTCTCTAATACGTAAGTTAGATTTAGTAAAGTCACCAACTAAGAAAGTTCCTGCAGTCATACCAACGTTTTCGATAACTGGAATACCTTTAACTCTAGTAACTCCATTAGCATCAACATATTGCATAGCGTAAGTATACTCACCAGTAGTAGTTTTATTTAATTGCATTTTAACTGCATCCTCAGGGTGAAGAACAATATAGTTAGCATTAAATAATCCAGTTTGGATTTGTGCGATAGCTACTGCTAATACATCAAACTCATTAGGAGATACATATTGTAAAGCAAAGTTACCAGCCGCCCAAGCAACAGCGTTAGTTAAGATACCAGTTAAGTTATCTCCAGTACCATCACCAGAAAGGATTTGAGAATCTAATTTCAATTCAACGATTTCCATCAACTCATTGTTGATTTCATTACGCATGAAAGGTAAATCAGCAATCATTTCTTTAGATACTTTAATCCATGCTGTAACTTTCTTAACTGCTACAGAAGTTTCAACTACATTGAAGTCAGCTTGTGATTTCAAAGCACCCTCTGCTGTCATATCAGCACCACCTTCTTGTCCACTAGATTGGATATAAGTGATATACTTAGAAGTTGTGCCAGAAGCATTAACTAAAGAACGCAAGAAAGGCATTCTACGAGCAATACGAGTAACCCCTGCTTCTAATTGCGATAAAGCAACTGTACCACCAGAGTAGTTGTTCGTGATTGACATTGTACCTACTGCTTTCACATCAAGATTCATCAAACCACCTTTTTCAGCGATGTCTTTGATTTTGTCGATAGAATCAGAATAAGCATCAGCGATAGCTTGTCCGATAGATTTCAAACTAACATTTTTAGAAGTTTTTTCTTCTTTCATACCTTCTACTAAACCTTCCAATTTTGCAATTGCAGATTTAACTTCTGTGTTGTCAGATTTACCTTCTAAATCAGTTAATTGATTTTTCAACGCTTCTAAGTCTGTTTTAGAAACGGAATTTGCTGTTTTTTCAGCAACAATTGAGTTTACTTTCTCAATTACTTGTTCTGGAGTCATTTCCATTTTTGTTTGTTTTTAGGTTTAAAGTTTACAATAATTCATTCTACGCTACGTTGGGTTTTCGTTTTGTAGAGTGATTATCTCGGCTCTAACGCTTCAAACTAACATTTACAAGCATCTTTATATTTTGAAACAGTATAGGTAATAATAATACCACTTAAATTAGCATCAAGTATGTTTTTATACATACCATTTTCTGTTTCAGTTCCAAATCTACTAAAAACTTTTCGATTAAAACTATTTAATCGCTTATAAAGTGCAAAATTATTTATTGCTTTCTCAAATTCTTCTTGTAAAGCAATCATTGGTTCAGATACTTGAAGTCTATGGTCTTTAGTGTAATAGTTCAATACATCAGTTTCATCAAGGAATAATACAGTCATTTCCATATCTCTTTCAATTGACGAATCTATACCATAAAGTGTTTCGCTATGATTTTCAAGCAACCACACTAAAGGTGTCTTATTCAGTAAGTTATTGTCTTTTTTAGTAAACTCTATGTTAGTAGCTAACTTAGTTCCAGTAATTACAAATGGTAACGGACAACGCACCGATTTCACGAGTGTAGCACTTTCTATTTCAAAGTACGTGTCCTTTACTACAGAAGTAACAACCGATGAAGCATCTGCACCACCAGCTGTTTTACCAAAAATAATTTTACCTGCACGAATCCATTTAGTGTTACAAGTATAAAATCTTTTGTTAGAATAAGACTTAACCTCAATCGAAGTATCAATCTTATCTACTATTTCTTCAAATAAAACACTAATATCTCTCATATCCAATAAGCATATTGTTTATTATATCCTCTAAAGTCTGGATAAGTACCTAAGTTTAACATTATATAGTCTTGAATAGCGCGATAAGTCTTTACAGATTCATTGTAACGTAAGTATATAGGTGTGTGCGCTGAAATAGGTGTAGAATTCTCTGTAGACTGTTTAACAACTCCTATAGGTGTAGTTTGAGTAACAGAATCCTTCATATACTCAAAATAGATGAATCCTAAGAGCATATCTTTCATTCCCTTAGAGATAAGCAATCTAATATCCATTTCTTCCTTAAAAGGTTCGAATAACTTAGTGAACTTTGCGGTCACTGGTTCGCTGTTAACATCTAAGTCAGCTATAAATTCATCATAAAGTGTTACACCCAACAGTTCAGTCAGGTATATATCCTCATATCTGTCAATATAAGACTGGATATTAGTATTCGCATACATTCCAGTAGAAAGTGCAAACTTGCCAGTAAAATCATTAATCGTTACAAACAACCCCATAACCTTGCTCTAAAAAGATATTTGCGTGTTCACCAGAAATAACTACTACCTCACCTTCTTGATTAAATGGTGCTTTAGCGTTAAAGGAAAATTTAACTAATTCTTTGTTATCAAACTTTTCATTTAAAACAACTTTAGCTTCTTTAGTAGTACGTTTTACTTTTTCCATGTTATTATTTAATATTAGTTACAACTTTACTCCAATCAAAAGATTTTTCTTCTTCTGTAGGTTCGATTATTTTTTTAACGTCCATTGCTTCGATATTCATACTTGCAATTTCAGAAAGTTGAGAAGTTAAGAACTTATGTCTCATTTCAAGTGAATATAAACTATCATCTGTACGACTTCCATTACCTAAAGCCTTAACGATAGTGTCCATTTCTTTTGTAATAGTAGTGATAATCTTAGTTTTTTCTTCTGATTTACCAACTTCTAAAACTGGAGTCATTTCGTTAGCACCAAAAGTTACTGCTGAACCTTCCCAAAGTGCTACCTCTGAAACTAAGTAATATCCACCACCATCTTTTGTTTCGTCTTCAATCCACTTAATCTTATCAGCTAGATATTTAAAACCAATAGAATGCTCACGGATAATTCCATCTTGATAATCACATAAAGCGTCATTACCTAAAGTAGAACTTCCAAGTTCACCTACAGCATATAATCCGTTTTCGTCTTCCTTAAGTTCAACGAACTTTCCTATTTGCATTTTCCAATCATGGTGTCTTAGGAAAGCAATTTTTCTATTTGAAGAAGAATCACAACCTCTTTCTTGTAAAGATTTAGAAAAGGCACCTTTTACAATCATATCTTGGTCGGAATCAATGTTCCCAAAATGTGCTAAATACATTGCTACCTTACGAGATTTCGCATCAACATCCTTAATTTCTAAAGAATGTGATTTAATTTTATAGGTAGAATTAAGTTTATTATTCATATTTACTTAAATTTGTTGTACAAATGTAAAAAAATTATTATGAGTAACCCTTCTTTTTGGAATGCTTTTTTCGGAACACCTATAAATAATAATCAACTTAGGGAAATAAATACCCTATTAGATACAAATAGAGCATATCAACATGACTTCTATGGTAAGAAAGTGCCTATCTGGATGAATACTGAAAAACCATTTCAAGCATACGTTGAAATACCAGAATTAAGAACTGTTGTCGATAAAAAGGCTCAAATGCTTTCACAAGGTCGTCCAAGGCTTGTAAAAGAGGATGGAACGGAAGTAGAAAAACACTGGGTACTTGATTTGATTAAGAATCCTAATCCAATGCAAACTTGGCAAGACGTTATGTATTCTATATCTGTAAATGATAGTTTATTTTCAACTGCTTTATGTTATGCGCCAAGAAGAAGTTTCGGAATAGTTAATTTATTTGTTCCACTTGCTAGACATAAGGTTCAAATTAATACTTCGGGTCGTACTCTTAAACAAATGGATAAAGGTGGTCTTATTAAAGATTATACTTATAACTATGAAGGTGAAAAACCAGAAACATTAACAAATGAAGAAGTTGTTATCATTCAAACTACGGATGGTGTTAATATTTTAGATTCTATATCAAGAATTGAGTCTTTAAAGTACCCATTATCTAATATTAAGGCACAATACAATAAACGTAACATACTTTTAGAGAATATCGGTGCTATTGGTATCTTATCTGCTTCAAACTCTGATTTAGGTGGTGCTTTACCAATGAGTCCAGAAGAAAAAGAACAAATACGTAAGGATTGGTATAATAGAAGTAAAGACGAGATTATTATTTCTGAAAATGACGTTAAATGGACGCCAATGTCCTATCCTACTAAGGATTTAATGTTGTTTGATGAACTTAAAGCTGATAAACTTGCGATTATAGACGCTTTTGGTCTTAACTACTATATTTTCTCTAATGAAAGTGGTTCGACTTACTCTAACGTTAATTATGGTGAGAGATTATGTTACACTTCTACTATCATTCCAGAAGCTGAAAGAATTTATAATAACATTACTGAACAATTAGGGTTGGATAAAGA